CTGCCAGCATCGACGTGCTACTGGGGGACCGCATCATGGTCGAGGTGCCCGACCGCCCCGAGCTGCAGATCGTGGGCATCAGCGGCCACACCGCTGACGATCCCTACTGGCTACAGCCGGGTGAGTTCTGCCTGGCGGAGACCCGCGAGATCTTCAACCTGCCAGACAACCTCGCCGCTCAGTTCGTGCTCAAGTCCAGCCGCGCCCGCGAAGGGCTTGAACACCTTCTCGCGGGCTACTGCGATCCGGGCTGGCATGGCAGCCGCCTAACGCTGGAGCTGCAAAACGCACGCAGAATGCATCCGATTGGCATCTGGCCCGGCATGAAGATCGGCCAGATGGTCTTCCACAAGATGGAAGGCATCCCCGGCCGCAGCTACGCCGTCACCGGCCGCTACAACGGCGACCTGGGCGTAACCGCCAGCAAGGGCTAAGCTGAGCCCGGAGCGTCTTGTGGAGACGGAGCCCCGGCTTAGCCAGCTGGGGCTTTTATCTGCGCAGCTACCAGTGCAGCAGCAGCGGCTGGGACGGTTTGCTGCGCCATTCGCGCATTATTCGCGCACCATCGGATGCTGCAGCTTCGCCATCCGCAGCCGGTGGATCCAGCCCGGCGCTTCGGCTGGATCATCGAGCGGGATCAGGGTGAAGTCATCGCAGCCGTGGCTCTCGGCAAAGTGCTGCGCCGAGATGTGGGTGGGGAACGGCCCGACGTGCCACGGGCCGATGCGGAGGGCGTATTGCATGGTGGTGAGGTTAGGGGCGCCGGAGCGCCCCGGTAGGGGTCAGCGCCCGAGGCACCGGCTGGCGGGCTGCTCAGAAACCCAGCCGCCTTCTTCGCCGGGATTGGGCAGTGCTGCGGTTGGCAGCTGGCGCACCCAGACCATGCCGGCTTGAGGCTCGCGGTGACCCTCGATCACCTGCGCCCACATCACAGCGCCAGGGAACCAGTCAGCCATGTGTGGCATGTCCACCCAGACCTTTTGGCCGATGTGCAGAGCCTCGCCGGCCTGATCGAGAAGTTGAACCATGGCGTCCTCCGCCTGAACTGAAAAAACTATACACCGCCTGCGGGGCACCCTGCCCCTGAGCACTGGCCCGTTCACAATCCGTCACAGTGCCCGATCCTGTTCCTCTCGCTACCGTGCAGCAAGCGGCGGCCAGCCCATGCGGGCGTTCTACCTCGAGATCTCCGCCAAGCTCATCATCCGATCCGACACCGACCCCGACGACCTGCCGGCTGACATCTACTCCCAGCTGGCGGAGTTCATCCCGTCCGATGAGGACATCATCGACATCGAGGTGAACGCTATCCCCCTCCCGCCGGACCTCTGTGGATCAACACCACATTGATGAGACCCGCCTGGTCACCCGGCGATCGGCCCGTGATCAGATCCACCTCGCCTGGAGCTACCGCTGCGCATACTGCGGCGATCAGCTAGGCCGCAGCCCCACGCTCGACCACGTTGTGCCCAAGGTTCACGGCGGCCTCACCGTGCGCCAGAACCTGGTCTCTTGCTGCCTGATGTGCAACAGCCAGAAAGGCCACAAGCACTGGATCGACTGGTATCGCCAACAGCCCTTCTGGTCTGCGCTCGGAGAGTGGGCAATCGCGCAGTGGGTGGCTGGCGAGGGCTATAGTGACGGCTCCTGAACTTCAGCTCGGGGCAGTCCGCTGCGGCCGGCAGCGGTGAGGCTGGCACCGCGTGAGGACCAGCCACCGGCCACCCCTATCAAGGCAGGATCCGGCTGCAGACGTACAGCGCGATCCAGCACGTCACCCAATACTCAAGCGACAGGATCAGGATGTCGTGCAGCATCAGCGCGCCAGCAGGTGATCTAGGTATAACTCCGCCTGCCATAGGTCGCTTGAGTAGCGGCAGATCCCACCCACGCAGCTGCGGTAGTAGATCTCGCCATGCACCGGCATGAGCGTCTCGATGTAGCCGCCATCTCGATCGGTGCGGCTGATCACCTCCGGTCCGAACATCGCCCGTGCTCCTGGTCTGCCTTCAGTCTGCCGGCAGGAACACCTCGCATCGGGTGGCGTAGCGGCCGCCGCTCTGCTTTGCCTCCGGGAAGTCCAGGCTGCACCGCTTGCGCGCCTGGTCCCATTGCACGCAGTCCCAACACATCCGCGGTTCCGTCACCAGCCTGATGCGCACCACCGCTGCGCTGTAGATCGAGTGCGCGCGCAGCAGCGCATCCTGCAGCCGGATGGCGCCGGTGTCGGCCTCGAGCTGGTGTTCAGGTTTCGGCCCGAGCACCACCCGGCAGTGCCACGTCCGATCTGCGCTATCGCAGAACAGCAGCAGCCTGCCGGCGTGGAGGCTGATCATTCTTCCTCGCCGTATGCCGGCAAATGGAAAATCCGCTCGAGGTGCATCGAGGCCGGCTCCTGCTCACCGTTGGTGACGTAGCAAGCCACATCATCTGATGGATCGGCCGCGGCGAACACTGTTGGCCAGAGCCGCTCCTTCACCACCACCAGGCTGACGCGCGGGCTACGCACCAGCAGCCAGAGCGCCAAGCGTTCGATCAGGTTCAGCCCCGGTAGGTGCATCATCCCTCCAGTTTGCCGAGCAGGCGGCGGAGATACCACTGCGCCTTGGCAAGTGACACCGCCTCACCTTTGTGGCGCTCCCGCCAGGTGTACTTGATGATGTTGCCTTTGCAGTAGCCGCGGAATTCCTCGGGCGTCAGGGCCGCCTCAATCGCGTCGATGCACTCAACACCGCCTTGGCGGTAGTGGTCTGGGTTGATCTGGTCAGCCATTAGATCACCGTTCTGGTCTGGTAGTTGGGGTCCGTCTCATCCAGATGGCACTCAGGCCCGAAGCCGGTGGCTAGCAGTTCTTGCGAAAGGCTGGCTTCACCATCTTGAACAACAGGCGCGCTTGTTAAAGGCTCCGTTGCGTCTGGCTGCTGCTCAAAGCTGTTCAGCCATTCGCGGAACCTGTCGCCGGTGGGAGTTTTGACCGGCCACGCCACAAACTTCAACAGCAGCTTGCGCTCCCGGAAGGCCATGCTCACGTTCGGCTTCCAAGCGATGAACAGCGCACCATTCCACCGATCCCACTGGCGCACGACCAGCAGGCCGGGCGCCGTGAACGTATCGGCCTTCATCCCCATTTATCTCCCAGCAGCTCCTGACGGCAGACCTGGATCGCGCGCTGGGCGTTCTTCTCCGTCATCACCGACTCTGCCTCATCCATCGCGCAGCACACGCGAGCGAACAGATCGGGATAGCTGCTGTCGCGGAAGTTAGCAGCCAGATCAAGGGCAAACTCCTGCCACAGGCCGGTGTAGGTGCAGCAGGTGCGGCCGCTGCGTTGGTAGAGCGCCTCCATCATGTCGGCGCGCATCTGGTCGAGCTTGACTGCTTCGCTCATGGTTCGAGTTGTTGGCGAATGTGGAGCAGCTCAGCGCAGAGCTGCTGGGTGCGGGGGATGGCACGCAGCTGATCAATGCGAACGTCAATCAGCTGCTGCAGCCGCAGTCGTTCATCATGGCGACCCTGCTGGTAGGTGCCGCTATCGGTGAGCAGCTGGTTCAGCCTGGCGCGAAGATCAGCCATCGGCACCCTCCAGCTCGGCGGCGATGGCGAGAAGCTTCCAGCGGATTCCCATACCTAGTCGGGCTTTGTCGGGCTGGTCTGGGTGCGGCACCACCTGATCCGCAGCAGCCCGCAGGGCGGCGGCTATGGATTTGTTGTGAAAGACAGGTGTATCAATCACTGGGCGCCAGTAAACAGCAAGTGATGCGTCCACCACCGCCTGCGCGGCGGGACTCAGTGGGGTGGTGTTAGTCATCAATGCTCTCCAGGGCGAGGCGGATGGTGATTGCGTCTTCCTGATTAACAAAGCAGGATCGCTCCAATACCTCAAGCGCCTGCTCCTTCAAGCTCGGCGGCTTGGGACGGCGGGCGGCGCGGAGATCTTCCACAGCCTCGTGTTCGTATTTGAACCACGGTTCGCTGACCAGCCACTCACAGCACGCCTCCAGCTCCTGGTCTGCGCCCCATTGGGCGGCGCGTTCTACGAGTTCAAGCGTGATGGAGTGGAGCGGAACGGCCGGATGATCGTAAATCTCGGCAACCCACTCAGCAGCAAGTTCTGGCGGCGGGGTGATGGGGTGGGTCATTGCTCAACCTCCTGCTCGATTGCAAAGACAAGCGCAGGTGGAAAGTAAATATCGGGATTGCTGGTCATCCATGCTGCTACTTCACGAAGCGCGGCGCGAGCCATGTCGGTCTCAACTGCACCCCTTTCCTCAGGCCAGTAGTGCTCTTCATCAACCAAAGCAATCGCTGTTTTTATCCGATTTACCAGCGAACTATCTGGTTTGGCCGGATAGTTGCGTCGCGGCTCTGGCGCAAGCAGATCCCTGACCTGCTGCGCTTGCTCAGGCGTCAACTTCAGTGGTTCATTGATCTCGTAGACCTTTGACGCTGGGCGCTTGACGGACTCCAGCGCCTCGACTCGGCTGGCCAAGGCCAAAATGTTGGCACTGGTTTCGACGATGTGTTTGTGCGCTGCAGCCTCCAGTGTCTCGACCCTGGCGCGAAGTTCGAGGATGCAAGGCGCCCATGGCTGGCTGCCGTGGCTGCACCTTTCCAGCTCGTACCACTGCTCTGGCGTGGCTTGGTAGTCCTTCACAGCCGCACCTCCACGTCCACCCAGTAGCGGCAGCTGCCGTCCATGGTCATGTTCTGGTTGACGTACAGCGACTCCACCAGTAGCCCGGTGTCATCTGTGAACTCACGCAGAACCTGATTGATGCGTTCGCGCAGGGCGATCTTGGCGGCCTTGGCTTCTTCGATGGTCATTCCGCCACCTCCACCTCGGCGCCAGGCCAACGGGCCGCGGCATAGCGGATTGCGTGGCGTTTACTTTCGGCTTTGGTGATCCATGTCATCGGGCGCATTCCAGACTTGAAAATGATCACCCGATATTCACGGGTCCGGCTGCCGGGCCGTGGTCGGCTAATGCCTTCCCCGTGTTTGCTGTTGGGCAGTTCTTCCTGCCATTGCCAGGGCAGCATCGCTCCGGTGACTTCAGGCATGGCAGTTCGGGTCGGTGACGGTTTCAGGGTTCAGCCATTCCAGCTCTGACCACCACGGCAGCCAGCTCTCGGCGGCGATGGCCTTGGCTTCGGTCAGGCTGTGCGCTGTGACGCACTCGCAGACATTGGCGCTGCGGATCTGGAAGTAGGAGCGGCGCTGGGTCACTTGCGCACCTCCACCAGCTGCTGTGTGCCGGAGTGGGTGGTGCCGGACTGGTTGCCGGACTCGATGCCGATCATGGCGAACACAGCCGCGACGATCAGCAGGCAGATGGCGTTGTTGAGGCGGTTCATGGTGGTGTCAGTGGAGTGGGGGGAGAGCCCCGGAGGGCTCAGGCATCATCCAGAAGGCGAGCGATTTCGCGGCGGCGCTCATTCACAGCCCACCACTGGTCGAACTGCATGGCCTCAGTCAGTGCATCAGCCTGATCGTTCAGTTCAGACAGCTCGCGGAGGAGAGCTTCCATGTTCAGCGCAGCCTCTGGGCTGCCGAGTGGAGGACCGATCGCCTCCGGTCCCCTAAGTATGCACCGCCCACGGGTCACACGGCTAACCGTTGTGACAGTTCTTCACACGGCGTTGCTTCCGACCGCCAGCTCCACAGGCACCCGCAGAACGGGCACGCTCTTGTTCGTGTCCGGCGTGCGCGCCCACCCGATCGCCAACAAGCTCACAGGCAGCTCGACCGTGTACCAGACATGCCTGCAGCCCACGCACCTTCGCTGGCGGGTCACCTTGTCAGCCTCTTTCCCGTTCGTTGCGATCGCCCTGATCTCACCGCTACCGCAGCGTGGGCACTCCATAGGTATCCTGAACATGTACCCCGCCACGGTAGCACTGTGAACTTCGGAGAGTGGATGGCGGTTCAGCTCACGCCAGAGCAGCAGTTCGAGATCGAAAAACAAGCCCGCACCCTGCTCAACAGCAAGGATGCGGGCGCAATGGCCGCGGCTCTCCTTAAACAAGCCTGCTACCAGCAGCAGCTGCTGCAGCAGGCCGTCAACGAGATCGCACGCCTCGAGTGTGAGCTGATGAAGCCCTAGAACAGATCAGCCTCGGTGATCTCGCTCACCACGCCGTCAGTCGCCTTGGCCAGGCTCTGAGCGGCGTTCTGCGCGGTCACCGGGGGCACCCAGTCACGCGGCGGCTGCGCCACTGCGCTCACATAGGCAAGGCCCTTGCTGCTGGTCTTCTTCCAGCCGCTGATCGGCACCTGCACGCTGCCGTACTGATCAGGCGTCTGGCTCATCACGAACGCGCAGAAGGCGTCCAGCTCCTCCACCTTCACGTTCATCATCCCGGAGAAGTCCAGCTTGCTTTCGGGTTTGGTGCTTTTGAAGATGCTCAGGTTCAGCTTGAAGCTCATGGTCTCGGTTGATTGGGTGGATTGTTTGGCATCCCGCGCAGGTTCCGAAGCTCATACGCCTCGACCTCCGCGACGGGATACAGGACGCGGCCGCCAATCTTCACGAATCGCGGCCCACGGTTCTGGCTGCGCCAGTTGTCGAGCGTGCTCAGCGTGACGACACCACGCCACCGCTCAGCCAGCTCACGCGGCTGGAGATAACCAGCCTCAGAAGATTTCGTCATCAAGCACTCCCTCCTTCTCCTCTACTGTCGCCGTCTTGGCGATCTTCTGGTTCAACTCGTCAATACTGGCCTTGGCCGGTGCCTCGCTGATGGTCACCGGCTCCACGTCCAGCACCTCCTCCTGCGTCTGGATGCCGACCAGCAGCTCGGGGATGTAAAGCCGCCCCCAGAAGGCCGCGGCGCGATACCGGACCATCAGCTCGGGCATGGTCTGCCACTTGCTGCCGGCCTTGGTCGCCCACTGCTCTTTCTTGGCCATCGCCATGCTCACGGTCGGACCCTTGAGGTCCTTGCCGCTCGCCAGCTCCGTCGCCTCGCAGTAGCAGGCCAGGCTGTCACCGCTGCCGCTGATCTCGTACCGCAGCGGGCTGAAGCGCCCGCAGCCGTTGATCAGGCCGATGATGAACTGGCTGCTCCAGCTGGGGCGCCCGTGGATGATGTGCAGGTTCTGCATCACCTGAAACGGGCTCATCCGCATCCGGTTGGCGATCTCCAGCGCCACCAGGCAGTTGGCGAACCCGTTCTGCCCTTGGAACTGCGGCGGGATCAGCGTGCTGCTGGCCAGTGCCTTGGCGATCCGCTGGGCATCCTCAAACGCCTGGATGCCGCTGAACACCGAGCCGCTTGGGCTGGTGGTCGTGAGTGCTGTGCTGTCGGTCATGTCAGAAGGTCTCGATCTCGGTGATGGTGGGCATGGACCCGTCAGGCCGCGGCCGCATCCACGGCGGCAGGCTGATCATCTCGATCTGGTCGCTGTAGCCGGGCCAGGCATCAG